GCTGTAGAAATCTCCGCTATCATGTATGCGGATCGCCCCCGCTTTTTTCTTTTTTATTTCAATATTCATTAAAGGAATAAAGTTAACAGTTTTGCTTAATATAAATTTTTGCTCCATTAATTCTCCTATTTTTGGGAAGCGTGTATAATTGCCCTTTTGAGCGTAGCAATACTTAACGCAAATTTTTGCGTATTTGCATATTGTTTCACCTGTTACGCTTTTATAAGCGGGTATACTAAAATTCAATATTTTAATACCTAGTTTTTTACTAGTCTCTTTTAATTTGGCGTTTTGAGTTAATAGGTTCATTTTATATATATGTTAAAATTGTTCGTATAAAAATGTATAAGAATAGCAGTATTAAAAAACTGTACTGTAATATTTCAAGTACTTTATAAAATTGTTTTTTCATTGTGTCAATATTTGATTAATAATAATTTTTGTTGATGCATCAAATATAACGCAATTTGATAAGGGTAAAAACTTTTTTGGCAATAATTGTTGAAAACTTGTTAATTTATATTTAGTCTAAATAAACGTAAAAAGGGCAGAAATCATCGACCCCTACCCTATTGAATTTATACCTATTGAATTCACATTTACCTATTGAATTTACATTTATACGAGGCGAACTATATCGCAATGCTCGTAACATTCTGAGCAAATTTCAGTTTCGATTGGAACTAAAGGAGCTCCACAACAATTACTTACTATCTCTACCATTACCTATTGAATTTAAATATTCTTTCTCGATCTTGTTCAACACCTTTCTGTGTATCTTGGTAGTTAAACCATACTGCTTTCTTTTGCCAATACAATAAGCTAAACATTCTTCAAGGGTGGCAAACTCCTCTTCCGTTAATTTTACTTCTAAGTTTATCATAACTGGTCTACCTTTACCTTAATGAATTCCTTAATGGATTTAACCTCCTTCTCCCCTATCCAAGTTACGAACTGGTAAGGGTCTACCTCCACCGCATAAAAGTCCCCACTAAAGTTAGACTCAAATTCTATATACATTCTATCTATAACATCTCCCTTCTTAGTTACTTGAGGCAACGCTAACCCCACCATCTCTACATGGTCATACTCTCTATGGGCAAGTTGACGTTTTAGCTGTCTAGCCCTAGCCTTAAACTTATCCTTAATTTCTGTTAGCTTTTGAACCTCCCATTCAAGATCGCTAATTTTATCTACCTTATTTCCCATAATTATTCTTTTACTAGTGAAATGCTTTGTATTGTATTTAGATTTATATTCCTGAACCCATCCTTTTCCATATCGAATGCTACAAGGTATCCTTTTTCAAATGGGTCATACTTTAGTCCCTTACCATTAACACCTTTCTTAACACCAATTCTAGCGTTCATCTTGCGGAATTCTCCGCCTTTCTTGAAGTACTCAACATGGAATATCTTCCCATTACTACTTCTTATTAAGTCTCTATAATACTCTTTTTTACTTTGTTCCATAATTATCTTTGTTTAGAATTATACTGCTAATATATAAATTATTTTCCATCTGCCAAAATATATTACAAAAAAAAGAGGCAGCGATTAAACTACCTCTTCTATCAAACAATTAAATATATATCAAATATTGAAAAAAACATTCTTGATGCAATATACAAATTATTTTTAAACTACCAAATTATCTTATAATATACATTCCTTTAGGGACTGACCTAGTAAGCAGGTATTGAATTCCGTACCTCGCAGCGTCTATAAGGTGGTTGTATCGATCAACTGGCTTTACTCCCCTAATATCCCAAATGTAGTTATTGAATTCCTTAAGGAGGTTCTCCCCTTCTATATTTATATTGTAGTCCTGCATGAGGGCTATACCACTAACTATAGACCCTTTAAATTTAATTGTAGGGGTAATATTAAGTGGGACTTGTTTCATCTTCATCTCACTAAGTAATCGTGGCTCACTATTGTCGGCTACTATTAAATTCCTACCGCAATATCTAACACAACTATCGTATATCTGGGAAGTTACTAAGCCCTTCTTATATAGTAATTCCTTTAGCCAAATAACCTTTCGCTCCTTATCTATGGCAATTTCTACAAGCCCAGTAGGGTCATTCGAGAATCCGAAGTCTAATCCGAATATTGAATCTATCTCATTATTAAATTTACCTACTTGCCAATTATTAAATACAACTCCCTCTGCTTTTTGTAGCCATCCTCCCATAATCTGGTGGTGGTACTTCTTAGGGTTATTCTTCTCCATATTCCTAAGTTCCCTTACAAATGAAGGGGACAAGTTGTTTTCATTGTCTAGGTAGGTGGTGTGGATATAGGTTACCCCATCCCTAGTCCCATTAAATCCATCTGGGATACCTCTATTCTGGAAGAACCTTTGGTATATCCAATGTTCCTTTGTGGTGGGGTTTAGTATCAAAATACATCTATTCTTCACGCCCTTAGCCCTAATAGAGTAGTCAATCTTATCGAAGGAGGTCTCATCGTTCAATTCCTCAGCCTCATCAAGGACAAAGGTATTTACCCCTTGAATTGATTTTAGCTTCGCTGTCTGGTCTCCAGAGGCTGTTTTGATACCGCTAAAGTATATGGAGCTCCCTGTTACCTTATTCCTTATTTCAGTCTTGGTTATGGCAAACTGATCCTCCACAGCCATAATCTCTAGCTTCTCCCTAAACTCTGGGATAATACTCATCTCCGCACTACTCATGGTGTAACGAGTAAACAAGGTCTTAGTGTTTTGTTCGTAGGTAAGGAGGGGAAGAAATGTATTTACGGCAAACGATTTACCAGAACCTCTTCCTCCTGTTATTACAAAGTAACGGCTGTCGCTGTTAAATAATGGTTGGTACTTTGGGTGGAGTTCTATCTTGTTTACCATAAATCATTATCTGTTAAATATTTTGGACAATAACAAGGTAAATAATCCCCTTGAATTAAATGGTAAAATAATATTCCTTCTTTAGTTGTTCTCACAATAATTGTATAATAATTCCTTTTTTATTAAATATGCTTTTTTATATTTGTCATCCCCTTTGCCAATAAATCTAGCAACCCTCAGATTGTTAGACTCAATGCATTGTTGAATCTTAGAAGGCTTGAACCAATTGAATTTATACCCATCATATATTACCCAATAATCCGCCTTAGTGGTGGATAGAGCTGATGGCTTCCCATTGAATTCAACTTCTATTACTATATTCCCAGTATACTTACTCTTCTCATCAGACTTTACCTCAACACCTACACCAACCTCAGGAACAAATATATCCCATTCCTTATAGTACCCATCCTTAATATAGGCACTAGGATACTTAGCCTTAACTATAGAAAGTACCATCTCCTCCAATTGTTTACCCCTAGCTAAATCCCTATAAAATGTTAACATCTCTAATGAATTTATAGTTATTGAAATTATCCTTCCACTTCCCAGATAGACTTACCCTTACTCCCTGCATATCCCCATTGTTCTTAATCATAAAGAACCCATTGTAATATGTGGAGTATATAGCGAAGTAGTCTACTAATTCTGTGGTGTATAGTTGCTTACTGTTTTGTATAGGCACTTGGATATTTGGATCATCCTCTCTTGGATGTTTACCAGAGGATTTTATCTGGACAGTAAATAAGTCAACCTTATTATCTACAATGCAATCATAAGGGCTTGAATCTAACAGAGGCTTACTAACTGTAAAACCTCTCTTTGTACATTCAGCAAAGAACAACAATTCCCCATAACACCCTATGTAATTACTATCTGTCAATCTGTAGATATTTTATTTTTAGATTTTTCCCTTTTGCCATCATGATACCCTAGTATTGGATTAACTATCCAATTCCAAAAGTCATCTGGCATCTCCATCTGTTGGTGGACTCTTCTTTGTCTCGGTGACTTCTTCGTGGTCGACATCTATAGTTTTAGGTTTAGTGAAATCCACTATTGGGATATTCAAGTTAGTATTTACATTTAGTTCCTGCTGCTCCTTTGGTTTACCATAACGGTACTCCCACAGCATCTTTGTGTAGTTAAAGTTTCCCTCAGAGGCTTTCTGGGCTATATGAATCCAAGCCTTTTCCTCACTACCAAAAGCCTTTTTAAGTGCCTTTAATGTTAGAGCATTAGTTTCCTTTTCCTTTATCTTAGGAGGTCTACCTTGACCCCTATAGACACCTTTTACAGCACCATTATTCTTCCTACCGTCTACCTTTTTTGGTTTGTCTTTTTCTTCCATTATCCTACTATAAATCCGTTCCTAGCATAATACTTCTCTCTCTTAGTAAATAATTCAGAAAGTTCTTTATGCCTTACAGATAACTTACTAGATGACCTAGATAGGTTAGCATAATCTTTCTTCAATATACTATACTTCTTACTAAGCTCCTTAAAATCACACATCAATTCATAATATCCTTCTCGACTATTCTCTGCTTCGTCTGAATCGTACTTATTTAAAAACTCCATATCTACAGAATCTAAGAATATAGAATTCAATGATAGGTATTCAGTCTCTATGTAATGGTCGTATTCTATATAACCCTCTAATTGGTTTACGGAATGAAGCACCGTTGCATGGTTCTTATTAAATTCTTTACCTATGCGAGAAAGGGTCATCTTTGTATTATCCCTAAGTAACTTATAAAAGTATGATCTTGCTATAATATATTGTTTTTCTCTAGTTCTCTTGTTTAGGTTAAGTGAAAAATAGTCCTCGACCACCTTCTTAGCAACCTTTATTGCTTGTTTCTCTTTTGTTAATTTATCTATCATATTCATAATTATTTTCTTTAAAATCTCTATGTGCTTCTATTATTCCTTGGCAACATTCGTAACACTCAGCCTCCTCATAATACCCTAGTAGATCGCTGATATCCGATACCTCTATTACCCCCATCGTAAGTGACACTAATAAATCTGTGTAGCATTCCTCCTTACTATAGTACATCGTATAAGTAGAATTCATCTACAGACTTCTTCTTGTCTACAAAGAAATCATTATAGATGTCAATAGCTTGATGGGTTTTAAACTTACCACTCTCGTAGAATTCCCTGCTACATTCAAATATACCTAACAGCCCAGTAGACTTGTCAGCAACAGCGAAGGTAAAGTCTTTGTAACTAATACCAAATAATTCACAGTATATATATGTTTGAACATCATAGGAGAAGTTTCGTGCCGACCACTTAAACTTATTAAGGTCTCCTGTACTTTTTAAATCTACAATAAAACCTACCCCTAATACATCAGCCTTAGCCCTAAATGGAATACCCTCTATCTCTCCTATAGCAGGGACTTCAAACCTAGTATCCCTAAGGTAGTGTGCTGTTTTTGGATTGTTAAGGAAACTGTCGCTCATTCTCTTGGCAATATCCCTCTCTGATATAGTGTAGATTTTATCCGAACCGTGTTCTGCTAGTGCTTCTTTAAATACCTTAGAATCCTTTCGCTTTGCATCTACAAAGTGGAGTTGATTGTATTTCTCTGGCTCTAACAATTCCCAATGGAATAGGTGACCTATCCTAAAGTTTGGGTTATCATTGCCAGATTTTGTTATAAGGCTGTCCGAGTAAGCCCTTGGTGAATCTAGTAGCTTCTTACAGGCTGAACTAGATAAGGAGTTTGTTCCGAGATAGCCGTAATAAAAGTCATCATCCAACATCTTCTCTAACAGCTCTTGACTATCCCAGAACACTCCATCTAAGGTTACTATCGTATCCTTTTCTTTTTTACTTTTACCTATCAATGTAATATGTTTTTTAATATAGTTCTCTTTAATGTCTCAGGAATCTTGGGGTCAACCAATTCTTCCTGCCATTGTTCCACTAGACTTAGCTTATAGGCTGCATCCTCTTGGCTCATCTTACTATACATTTCTTTTACTCTTCCCATTATCTTATGTTTATTAAATTTAACAATTGCCTAATTACCCATCCTATACCCTCAACTGAGGATGCTAGTATAAAGGTAACAGCGTTCAGTAACCCTTCTATTATAAATAAAATTAAAAGTAGGGAGAACACAATAATGATCTGGGGAGTCGCTAATAAAGTTTTTAATATCCTTGTCATTTCTTTGTGTTTTCAACAAATATATAACAATTTTAGATACAACCTACTTTTTAGGTGTAAAATTATCTTTCCATATTGTTTGGCACACGCTGTACCTTTGTTCTCTATCTGGGAACTCGCTCCCCATCTGGGCGTTCCCCATACATCTCTGGATGAAGTCTTTATTCGTCTCGTACTGTTTTGGTTTCATTAGTGGCATCTTCTTTTGGTTTTAGTTGTTGTTCTAGTTGCTCTATTTTGTATAGGGCTACGACTAATCCTTTCTGGGTTAAGTCTAAGTCCTTCTTCATTTTTATTAATACTGATTCTTTCATTTCTGTCTCTTTAGCTTCTCTATATACAGGGTAGCATCCATGAGCTCCTCCTGTAGATGGTTAAGGAATTTATAAAACCCATCAGGGGAATCATAAAGGGTAGTCCCATACTTTAATATCCCATCCCTTGATCTAGCCCTCATAGTTTTTATAACATCCTCTACTATTGGGTCTTTGGGTAAATGATTATACCCAGTTGAATCTGTTGTCCAGATTTCGTCATCATTTTCCATTGGCAAAGAAGTAATATATTTTTACAATAAACATTTCTATTATTCTAAACATAATGTATCCTATAATAAAGCTACTCATCCTTATACTCGTTATACACTACCTTTAAATCATCAAATATCCTCAAGGAATTAAACCCACAGCTTGTGCAGTCAGATACAATCTTTATGGAAAAAACCCTTTCGTATATACTAATAAAAGCACGCTGCTCTTCCGAAGTAAATTTACGCTTCTTAGATTCTACAGCATCCTTTATTAAATTGTACTCATCCTCAGTCAAACACTTTGGTTCTTTCTTTTTATAAGGGAATGCCTTATTAAGGGCATCACGCCTCCCATCGCACCCACAGTCCTCACCGAGTATAAACTTGGCTACCTTGTCTACCCCAGTAGCTTTGAATAGTTTCTCTACACTATCCCCAAGCCCAGTAGATTCAGTTCTTTGAGTCGAGGTATCTTTTGTACTCTTCGATTGCCTCGCTCTTGATTTTCTTTTTGCCATTACTTAATGTGTTAAATATTGAACTTAAACTTATTTTAGTTTCCTTTGATATCTTTCTCATACTCATCTCCTCGTAAAAATGGATATTGAATACCTTCTTATCATACCAATACCAATCCTCAACTATAGACTCAACCTTATCAATTACTTTGTCAAAATACTCTTTCTCTTCCTCTATCTTTAGATATTCAACCCTATAGTCTACAATATCCTTAGGCAAGTCATCTATATAATCTGTTTTCTTACTTATCCTGTGGAATCCAGATAGGTATAGATTCCTAAGGGTAACGTAAACGTAATAGGTATTAACCTCAGTATCATTGTACATTATCTTGGAAACATCCTTAACATAGTCGGATATCCTAATATACATTTGCTGAACTAATTCTTGGGCATCCTCATCGCTAACTCCGAATGATTTTGCCATATAGAACCAATCCTGCTGCTTATCGGCTAATATTTTTATTACTTGCTCCTCCATACATGGAACGATATTCCTATAATACCGAGAATGATTTGAACAAGGTGTTCGGTCTCATCCGTTTCAATATCATCCATATTAGAATTCCAATAATTGAATCCTACCGTAAACCCATATATAGGGAAAAATTGTACATACATAATTTATAACTTAGTAATCATAACATCTAACCTAGGGAATTCCCTATCTATCCCCATATAAACGCAATTAACCTCCCTTACAATAGAGAGGTCATCCGCTTCTATACAGCCTAATTCAACCATAGCATCCTGAAAATACTTATCAGCCACACTAATCACATTCATTAAATCCCTAGTTCTTTTATCTGGGGCAAAGTAGAAATATTCTATCTTGACAGCCCCCTTAATAACGAAATATAACTGGTCTTTTATATCTTCTTTAAACCAACGCTTTATATTGTTGTTTACTTGATAGTGCCAGTTACGATAGTTATTCATAGTAATCCACTTCCTCCTACCCTGTCTGTTCGTTACGAATAGGGGTAAGGAAACTGTGTTTACGTTCTTTGATTCTTTTCTCATCGACTTTAGTAAAAGGTGTTTCATTATTAAAGTAATAACGCTGCTCTTTTATGTTAAATTCGATCCCCTCAATATCTTGCGGTATCCCTACCAACTTTTGTTTCTTAATCTTCTGTGAACCAAAGGTAACAAATTTATCTGAAAAGTCTAAAGCCCTATTTGGTCTCCACACAAACATTACGTTGTCAGCCTTGTCGGCAAATGTTCCACCGCCCTTTATTGAATTAATATCTGGCTTAGGATACCTACCATCATCCCCTTTTCTTGGAGTAATTTGGTGGGCTACTAAGTGGACAGAAACATTATTATCCACAGCAAACCTTTTCAATTCAGACATAAACCTAGAGATGTATAAGTCCTCCCTTTCACCAGAACGCATCTTATGTTGTATTGTATTATAAGGATCAATTATAAAACTTCGTATGCCTTTTTGCCTGATTAAAGTTTTTGCTCTATCTAGTATAGTTTCTAAAAGGAAATTCTTTCTAGGGTATATAAGGAAGAAATGTTTATCTACAAAATCTATTGCCTCCTCATATTGTTCTATATACATTTGGTTAGATTTATAAGCAGGGTCAGTAGATTTCCCCACATACATCTCTATAACATCATTGAAGAAATCATTCATTGGCATATTCTCTGGGGAGAATACAGCAAATTTCCAACCCTCCATAGCTGCCTTCAAACAAGCCAACTGATTTAAGAATAGCGACTTTCCCTCGTTCTGATACCCAGTCCAGATATTTACTTCCCCACTTCTCCAAGTCCAAGCCTTGTCAACACTAGGTATATAAGTTGTTGTGCCTCGTTCAACCCCATTGTAAAAACCATCTACAAGGGACTGTTTTATATCTAAGGCTTGAAACACACCCTCTACTTTAGGGTCAGAAGCCATTCTAAGACGATTCTGGAGACTTTCTACACCTTCTTGGACTAATACCTCATTGGCATCCTTAAAAGGGCTTAAATCTACTAATTTGCATTTCTCTGCTCCGATGCGTCTAATGAGTTCTTTCTGTAGGAATCTACCATTCTCATCATTATCAGTTGCCAAAAACACAACCTTAGCTTCCTCAAACACAGAATAGCAGTTGTCAATACACTTTAGTTTGTTATCTAAATTCTTATCATTAACATTAGGAGCTCCCATATTAACAGAGGTGTGGGCTTTTACTCCTGCTACTTCCCAACTTAGTGAATCAATCTCACCCTCACACACTACGATGGAGCTTTCCCCTACTAAATTATCATAATTATACATAATAGGCTCGGCATTTTTTGCCTGTGTAAATAGCTTACCATCTGTTGATCTAGTCTTGTAATTGACTAGTTTCCCATCCTTGTAGTAAGGAAATACAATCTTCCCACCAGACTTAGTGGCTTGTATTTTATTATTGGCAATAACCTCATCAGTTATACCCCTTGAATTCAACATCCGTTTGCCATCCCCATTTAAAGGGATTAAGTATTGCTCACTAGGTAGTATGTAATTGTTTGCCATAATAATATTGTTTGTGATTCCACCAACCTTACCCTCCCAGTTACAATGGTGACACTTAAAAACCCCATGGGTTAAATTAACCGACAAAGGTAAATCGTTTTTGTTTTTTCTCTCGTGTTGGCATTTAGGACACTTAACTTTTTGCTGAGGGCTGTTGCCTCGAAGTTGTATACCTAAATTATTGAGTTCGTTTATCATCTTTGTTTTATTTAGTTATATACATTGTACTAAGTATATAACATAGTTAATACTAAGTATAATAACTTAGTTATAATACTATCTATATATATCTGCCGTTTTGGCACTTGGAATGTTACTAAAGATTCTTCTTTCTTTACCATCATTTCCTATAGATTTTGTTCTCCTAGTTATAAGTCCTTTATCCTCTAAACTCCACAGTATTCTGTAGAGGGTTCTCTCGCTGAGGTTCAATTCCTTACAAATAGTTTTATTACTAGCAAAGCAGTAGTCCTTAACACCATTCTTACATAGTGAATCTATATAGTTTAGTACTAAGTATTCTTTATGGGTTATATCTAACTTTTCCATTATATTGAAATTTATTTTAGCAAATCTCTCTCTTCTCATTGTTTATCGTTTGTATAAAAAGGGCATTGATGTTATCTCCGCCCTTAATATTGGTTATTACTAGAATGGTAAATCACCCTCAGAAACATTAGCTTCAACAGGCTTAGAATCGCTTACTTGCTGCTCGTTCTGTCCATTCGGCTTATAGTCGTTAATCCAGACACTATGGGTCTTGCCATATTGATCTGTCTGACGAAGTGCCCCAACGGTAAGTTTGATGTAATGCTCCCCCTCATACTCATACCAATGGTTCTCTAATTTACTCCTAGATAGTGAAATATTAACTAGATCGTAGTTATCGGTTTTTTTACCCTTCCCTACATAAATTCTATTTTTCTCTGTACTCATAATTAAACAATTAAAATTAAACAAATTACTCTTGTAGTAAAGCAGCAACTTCCTTGCTTACTTTATACTTCTTTCTAATATCTACTAGCTTAAATTTACCGCTAGATACAGCCGATTTCGCATTAGTAAATTCCTTACTTCCCTTCTGTAGCCAAGGCTTATCATTAGTAACATCAACAAGCCCACTATCATCTTTTCCGTGGGTATTTGTATAATCAGCATCCTTGTTATCATCAATAAGGAATAACCCATTTAACGCATACTTCCTAGCATAACTACTAGAAGAGCCAAAGCTCTGGGCTATATCCATACCCTTCTTGTTAAGGTTGACACCTGCCTGTGCCTTAGTAGGAATTTGTTCCTTGCCATCAGATAAAACTGCGATTGCCTCTACAACAAGGACTCCTGCAATTTCTTTTATCTCATCAGTAAGTTTTACGGAAACTCCGTGTTCATTTAGTAATGGCTTTACAGCCTCTAAGATATCCTCACAGCTCCTATAGTTATAGTTGCCAAAATTATTACG